GGAGTGGAGAAATATTATATACATTGAAAATCAAACCTGAATTAATGAAGGGATACCCTAATCCTGAAGATTATGGATTTTCAAATGGTAAATGGGGGAGTAGAGGACAATCTATAAAATACAAAGACGTTTTAAATATCTTTACAGAAAGATATAATAAAGGATTTATTACAGATTGTTATATACCCTGGAATTATTTTAAAAAAACTAAGATTTAAAATAAAATAAAGATAGGGTTATATATATAAAATATAATGCAATACAGTTTGAATAAACCACCAACCAGAATTGATATTACTGATGTATATAAAAATGAGGCTAAACTATTAAAGAAAAGAATAAGAACAGATGACGAAGACCATCAAATAGGTTTTTATCAAGACCAAATACGAGAAGGAAGACATTTTATGATAGATATGATACCTGAAGATTTTACGGATGAATTAGCGGATAAATTAGCTAAACTAATTTCAGATAAAAAAATAACCAGTAGCGACCAAATGAAAATAATAGTTGATAAATATAAGGAAGGAGAACCAACTATTAAAAAACCTGAAAAGAAATTAACCCTTAAACAGAAGCAATCCCTTAAAGAAAGTATTCCTGATAACTATTATTCAGAACGTAATCTAGAACTTATAGGGAAAGAAATTGATAATGATAGTATCCGAGAACTAAGCGATATACCTACACTACGTAAAAGTAAAAATGCAGTTCCGAATCCATTTAAGCCTGTCATAGTAGTTAAAAAGACTAAAGGAGGAGTTAGACCAGGAGCAGGAAGAAAGGCTGACCCTATTAAACAGGAGTCCAAGGACACCTATTTAATGCCTGTTAAAGAAATTAAAGAAATTCCTTTATCAGTTATACCTAAAAAACGAGGACGTAAGCCCAAATCAACAGAAGGAGAAAAGGCTAAGGCTACGGCTAAAAAACTAGCAGACAAAGAAGCCAAACGACTGGCTAATCTTAAACCATATTTTAAGGCAGATGAACCACCTAAAGGATATAGAAAAGCCACAGTCCTTGAAGCAGTTAAAGAAAAAAAAGTATTGCTATATGGAAAAAAGAAAGTTGATTCAAAACTTATAGATTCTATGTTTGAAACAGGAACCCCTATAAAAAAACAGATATTAGATATACAATTAAAGATTGTAAGTAAGATAGGTCTATTAACCAGATTGAAAAAGGAACTAGAAGCAGTGAAGGGAGATGAACGAGTTGATTCAACGGCTAAGGAAGATAGATTTACTGAAATACGTAAAGAAGTTATAGAGTTGAATGAAAAGAAAAAGAAATTGGAAGCCAAAATGGAATCATAAGTGGATTCTCAAGTGGGAAGTGGGTTTTAAAAGCATTATTTCAAAATCCTGAAAGATACTAAAATATTGTTATAAATCCTGGAAAAAATCATAAAAAAACCCACTTGACCCACTTATGGTCTTAAATAAATAATAAATATATATAAAAATAGAGGGTTGTGGTCTGAAAAAAAGCCAAGTGGATTTGTAAAATGAAAACCCACTTGAGTGATAAAAAACCCACTTATGACAGGCAATTCCCACTTGAAAAAATAAAAATAAAATAATAAATAAAAATAATAAATATTAAATTTTATATAAAACTATATGTCTATATAATTATATAAATGGTCGTAGTCGATAGCAAAACAAAAAGATTAAAAACATTACACGCTAAAATGGAAGGAGAAGGATTTTTCTCTGATATGGCCGCTAAGGTAAAACAATATATAAATCCTAAACTAACCTCAAGTGGGATATACTCTACTGAGGTAGGTATTAAAAAATCATCAATTAGACAACCTATACAACCACAGCAAATACCAGAACAACCAGCAGAGAAACAAGGATATTTTAAAACCCTAATGTATGGACGGAATGATTTCCCACCTGCAGCGAGAGCAATCCTTAAAACACACGGAGAAAAACGAATAACAAAAGCGGTAGTCATTAGACAACCCGTTATGTCATTCAATACTAAACTATTAAATTTTGTTTCATTTGGTGCTTTCCAAGAATCATTAGATAAACAGCCTTATGATACACTATTCCATTTAAGGTCAGTATTTACACTTGAAGATGGAACCAGAGTTCAGGTTGAGAAATCAGAAGTTATCCATATAGACACTAAAATAACAGTTGTAAAAGGACAACAAGAACAGGAAGTCGACCTACCACAAGAACCAATTACAATTAATAAATTTCTAGAAGGAGCTAAAGGGATTCTTAAAGGGAATATGTTCTCTTATGATGGTTTTAAAAATAACTGTCAAGATTTTCAAATTGCTATGTATAGAGGTGCTGATTTACTAACTCCAGAACTAGAAACATTTATTAAACAAGACGTCTCAGAAATTGCTGAAAGTTCTCCGATTATATCTAAAGCAGCGAATCTCGTCACGGGGCTTGGTGGAAAATTCAATGAACTAATCCACGGTGCAGGTATCCACAAGAAATTCAATAAAACTCATTTAGTACAATCAGTAGTATTTGATAAAAAGAAATGGAAATTAAATGACGCTATCAAATGGTTAGATGAAAACAATTACCATTCTCCTAAGGTTGATTCAACTACTAAAACTATGAGATTTAGACAGATAGACCCAACTCCTTATAAATCACCAGATTGGAAATATACAACTCATAGATTAGGGGATGGTATCGATTTAATAATTTTATATAGAATGACAGGGAATGAACATCCTATAGAAACACCTACAGGATTATCTAAAGGTCAGAAACATCATTTAATAGTTGGACACGGTGATTTAATTCATATAGATTTAGGTAGTCATAATGCATCAGGAAAAGCAAAACTAAAAATGACAGGCGATGGATTACATAAATTAAATTCATTTACAAATGTTGTTCCAAATCAAAAACACATGGATATTAAACAGGAGGCTGGCGCCACCCATTTAATGGAAGGAGAAGGTATAATAGACACTATCATAGAATTTGTTAAGAGTTTATCTAAAAGGAATAATCCAAATCCCGATGTAGAATTTAACCCTACTAGAAAAGTCAGAGGAAGAGTTCAACCAGAACCACCTAAATTATATAGACAACTCTATGGTGAAGCAACAAGAAATCACATTGGATATGGAATAAGTGGCGGTGTGTTAGGACATACTGGAACTGAAGATAATGCTCGATATAACCCATTAACTGGAAATATGGAATATACAGGTCATTCGGGTAATCCAATGAAATCATATAATCCATTAGATATGAAAATATCAACTCAAAATTTAATGTTAAATAATCTTAAAAAATCGGATTTACAAGATTTAGATAGACTAAAGACAGAAGTAAAACGTTCCAATTATGACCGTGAAGCAACTATCCAAAAGATTAAAGGTTTAACTAAATCAAGGGTTAAGAAGGAATTAAAAGCCGTTAAAACTGCTAAACCAAGAAACATTAAAACTAGAGGTTCATTAGAATCTAAAAAAGCACTACTGGAACAAATGATAAAAAAACCAAAAAGAAAATACGTTAAGAAATTTAAACAGGAGTTATAAATAACACCTATTTAAATATAAGTCTCTATAGACTATATATGACTAATACTATTTTTTATAAACTATATCAAACTGAAAACCCAACAGAATTTTATATAGGTTCTTGTGAAGATTTATCCAGACGAAAAAGCCAACATAAAAAAAATACAACTAATAAAGTTAGAGCCCAATACTGGAACAATTTATATTTCTTTATTCGCCTTAAAGGTGGATGGGATAAGATGACAATGATAAAAATATTTAATATAGATTGTCCTACTAAACAAGACCGTAAAGAATACGAACAAGCATTTATAGACCTACTAAAACCAACTTTAAATTCAGTAAATGTTATACCTGAAAAAAATAAACCAGATTTAACAACTAAATTAAACCTACTTAAAAACTTAAACTTATAATAGTTTATATATGGACATTCTTGATAAACCCGATATTTCATTCCTTATAGATGCTGTTAAATATACAGAACCTACGGAACAAGAAATTAAAATGTTAGAAGGAACTAAAAATGTTAAAGACTTTATAGAAGCAGAAGCAGAAGAAGAACCTGTAATATTCAATGAACGTAAAATGTTTATTGATATGATTAAGGTTATAGCACTCATTGAATGTGGACACAAAGCATTAGACAATCCCAGTAATTTTTATAATAAAGAAAAACAATTAGTTATATCTACTATGGGTAAATTACTAGACCTTCCTATAGAGTCTATCAAAGAAAAATTTAATAATATATGCGATAAACATATATTTATGCCTACTGCTGATTTTTCACAACTACCGATTATTAGACAATAAAATTTAATCCTATTTTTCATATGAAATCATATAAAAAATTGACAATATAATAAACAATATATGAGCGGACAAAGAAATAAAAATCCATCTGATGTTGTTAAAATCAGACAAGAATATTTAGATAACTTGAACCTACAAGTTCAATTAAATGAGGCTAATGAACAAGCAGTTCAACAATTTGTAGCAACTGGTCAAGTTCCTCCAATCTCTCAAATGAAAGATACTAGAACTACTTCACAAATTCTTTTAGATGTAGAAAAACTTAAAATCAATCTTATTAAAGACCTTGAACCTATAGCAGACCCTCAATTTGCTCAACAGATTGTTCAAAGAATAGTTCAAAGTCCTTTAAATATAGACAATAAATTATTAATTTTTACTGCTCAACGAGTTGAAGATTTAGTAGTTAAACTTAAAAAATTATATAAATATGGAATTAAAGGAGACGCAAATGATGCTGAAAATTTCGTAAGTTTTATTAATAAATTTTTTACTGATAAGGATAGATTAACAGTTAGTGTTAAAGAATATATGAATCGTCTAGGAACAGATGGTTCAGGGTCTGTTAAGACTACTCAACAAATCACCATTCTTAAATCTACATTATCAGAATTTCTAATAAACTATATCAAATTAGAAGATTTAAAAAAATTAATTCCAGATAGTAGAATAAATAGAAAAAACTACGCTGATATGATGAATGTAGGTATATCAATAAAACAAAAAATGAATATATTAATGCATCTATTACCATCAGATAATTCATATCTATCATCATTAGAAGATATATTGATAGAGGCATCAGGAACGGCTGGATACGAAACATTTAGTAATGATGCATCTGAATATTTAGATTTTATAAATCATTCAGTTCCTAATTTATCCTATATTCAATCATTGATAATCGAATTATCAAATACTATAGATATGGCAGATAAATTAATGACGAATGAACAAAATGATGATAGTAATATATTTATAGTGTATATGGTTAAAATAAAAACTATTCTATCTAATATCGATTCGATATTAAATTTAGATATGCGCGATGTTGCACGTATGCAATACACTAAGAGAGATATAGATAATTACATACAACCATTAACGAGACCACAACCAACCCAACAACCAGCCCAACAACCAGCCCAACAACCAGCCCAACAACCAGCACAACAACCAGCCCAACAACCAGCACAACAACCAGCACAACCACAGCCAGTAATACAACAACCAGCACGCGTATATACTGATTATTCAAGAAAACCTATTGGTTTTCTTAAAACTATTCTTCGTAGGAATAATGCAAGAGTTAATAATATTCTTACAGATGATGAATATGATATAACAGATGACCAGAGAGCAAGATTAACTACTGCACATACTGAATTAACAACTTTAGCAGATGCTCCCACAACAACTAAAGATGAAATGTTTAATGGATTAGAAAGAGTAAGACGTATATTATCAAGACTTGGAAGTATGGAAGGCGAAGGATTAGCACCACGTATGAAAGGTAGAGGTTTGACAAGACCCGATTACACACAAGGAATTGAACCAAGTGCAAGATATATAAAATTTGGTCGCTATATGATAAACAATAAAAAACTAAATGATAATGTTCTTTCTCTCAGACGTTCTAAGGGTTCTACTATTGCATCTATACCTGCTACTAAAATGACATCTCAATTAGGAAATGTATTTAAAAAGATTGTCGGTGGTGGTGTTCCGTCATATGATGAACTCAATAGCCTTACAGATGCAGAGAAAAAGTATTTATATAAAGTAAGTCAAGAGGCTGACATATATGATAAAATTAAAATCCCTACACCTTGTAAAGATGAAGAGGAAAAGGATATACATTTATTTAATGTTATGAAGGGTGAGATTATGGCTGGTAATAACTCAAAAGAATTAGTAGGTAAATTTAAAGTCCTTCTTAATAAACTTTCTAGAACTAATATTCTTCCTAAATCTCAAGTTAGGGAAATCCTAGAGGAACTATTAGAACTCGGTTTTTAAAATCCGTATAAAATAATAAATATATACATCCTTATATATGTCAGGAATTTATAATTATCATCCAAATATAGCCCATCCAGGGGCTTTTATGCATAATCAAATGTCTAGTCAACAAACACCTTTTTATATGGGTGGTTCTCAAGTCCCAATTGGTTTGAATTTAGAAGAACAATTTGAACAACCTAAGGGAATGTCAGGAGAAGGATTTAAAAAGACTACTCATTCATTATTTAGACGAAGAGGAAATCTTATTCCTTCATCTCAATTACGTAGATAATAATATAAAGTTTTTAATATAGTATATTTATATATACGATGTTTATTTTAGTTCTAAATCAAAGCAATATAACCCCAGATGGTCAGAATTCTGAATTAGTCTATAGGTTTCCTAATTCAGTAGTATTCAAGGATAAATATATCGCTGTTTCATCCATTGCTATGTTTTACAGTTGGTTTAATATAGTCGATACAAGGAGCAATAATACTATAACCTATACTTGGACTCATGGAACAACAACTAATACTTATATAATTACCATCCCTAATGGTCTATATCAGATATCAGAAATTAACGCATTAATCCAATTTAATTTTATTCAAAATGGAACCTATTGGACTAATACATCCGTTAATTTCTACCCATTTGAACTACTTATCAATGCTCCTAGATATGCTATACAACTTAATACATATCTAATGCCTACTGCTCTTCCAGTTGGTGCATCTGTTCCGTCCAACTTTCCAGGTTGGCCTACAACAACATTTAACCCTATAGTTGTTTTCCCAACAGCATTCAATTTGATAGTTGGTTATAACGCTGGTTTCACGTCATCAAATAATATAGGTAATAGTTTTGTTCCACCTAGCCCTACTTCTGCATCTACAAATTACACTACGAAATCATCAGCAGGAACTATATCATATCTTTCAAATTTTGCTCCTCAAGTCCAACCAGATAATAACGTCCTGTTCTCAATCTCAAATATTAATAATCCTTATTCTCAACCATCTAGTATTATTTACTCTTTATGTCCTACCGTTAGCGTCGGGCAACAGATTAATGAAACCCCTCCTAATTTTATGTGGAATAAACTTATAGATGGAACCTATAATGAATTACGATTACAACTACTGGGAACAGATAAAAGGCGTCTTCAAATAAATGACCCTAATATGACAATCCTATTAGCCATCAGAGATAAAATTGATATTGGTAATCTTTAATATAAGTGAGAAATCCAAGTGAAGTGAGATTTTTTTTAACCTCCAGCCTATATAAATATATCGTTTAATATTTTCAAAAATTTGGATATTTTAACCCACTTCACCCACTTATCCACTTATACACTTTAAATAATATAAACTACTTAAGAATATAAATAATAATACTTTATATATATGGATACACAAATCAATGATATTTATTTAAATAAATTATATGATGACCTGACAATAGAACGAAACGCTATACAACTTGAATTTAAGAATGATAAAGAGATGTGTCATACAACCAGACTGACAAGTCAGTTATCTACATTAACTAGTCTTATAAGTTCTGTTCTAAAATATAGGAATCTTAAACAAAAATCTAAAATGAAATCCTTTTAAAAAGAAATCGATATAAATCACTATATGGTTTATAATATTGTTAGTCATCATTCACTTCCTTTTCGTTCTCAAACGATGAAAGGAGTTGGAAAACATTCACAAGGTCAAGGTATGGGGTCATTGCTACTAAATAAAGGTGGAGCAGGTGGAGCATCTTCTTATATTGATATAGATGATTATATTGATACTACTGGAAGAAACCCCTATAAATCCGACCAACATGCAAAAGGGAAAGGATTTGAAAAATTATCATCTAAACTATCGAACCTTAAAATTGAACCTTCTAGCACTATTAAAAGGAAAAATATCGTAATGTAAGTTTCAATATTGATATTCATTTAAAATTTTACACATTATCTATCTTATATAATGTGTGATAAACTCGTCTATGATTTAGCCCAAGAAGTCGAAGGTTCTCCTTCCGTATTCATTCGCAAAGATTGGATTAATATTCTTGATAACCAAAACCAGAACTATATTTCAAATCAGTCTGTTCTAGATACTTCTCAGTTATCTAACTCTAATAAATGGATGTCTTATCGTGAAGCCTATTTCTCTGTTCCTATGATGATTACTGTAGCCTCTCTTGATTGCACAGCAAATCAAAATATTGCATCCGTTACGACTCCTCTTTTTACTCCTGCCAATGATACTAGTCCTAGTGATTCGTGTGTAGGTCTTAAAAATTGGTTTGGTAATATTATCCATTCATTCACTCTAGATTATAACGGAACAACTATTATTCAACAAACTCCCTTTGTTAATATGTGGAATTCCTTCAAACTTATGACTTCTCTGTCTTATCAGGATATTATAACACAAGGAACAACTATTGGATTTTATCCAGATACCGCTGAAACATTTGAATTTTATAGCCAATATGGTTATGATGGAACTACAGCAACTTCACGATTAATGACACCTGTTGCAACAGGTGGTACAGAAATGAATATTTCTGGAACTGGTGCTTGTAATAATACTTATATTCTTTCTACACCTACTATTGAAAAATTCCAAAATTTTAATTCAGGTGGAGGTAATGAAGGGTTTAGTGAAAGAATTAAATGGATTGCTTTTGATACTCAAGGTGTTGCTGGATTTGAATCCCCTACTACTGCATCTACATATGGTAGTTTGTTAGGTGGTGATATTGGACAAGCAGTTACTGCAACTACTGGCCAACAGTCATTGAATTATTTATGGAAATCCTATATAATTAAGAAACAGAACCAAGCAGGAACTATAACAACCCAAACCGCTGCGGGTTTAATTCAATATGCTATTACTGCTACTATCTACCTCAAACATATTCATTCATTCTTCAATATGATTCCTCTCCTTAAAGGTGTATTCATGAAAATGACAATGAATTTAAACAACTGTTCATCTACCGTAACAGTAGGTCAAAATGGTGTAGCAGTCACTGGAACTCTAGGGCCTATAGCCACAACTACCAAGTTCGCAATATGTAATAGTGTTCAATCTGCTCTCGGTGGTGCTAATATGCTAATGCTTTCATCGCCTTCTGAGGCGAGTGCTAGTAATATGTGCACAGGAACAATTACCGCTACTGCTGGAGGTGCTTATTGCTTTGCTAAACCTTATCGTCTAAATCTTTCGGTTGGTGGTGTTTGTCTTGATAACTTAATTCAAAATCTACCAAATAGTCCAGCAATCCCTAGTCCTTTGTCTAAATCTATTTATTTGTATATACCCGCATATACATTTAACCCTACATTTGAACAGGCTTATTTATCTTCTCCAGTTAAACAAATTAAATATACTGATATCTATCAATACCAGGTTCTTAATGTTGCTGGTAATGGTGGATTCGTTAATAACTTGCTTACTAACGGTATCGCTAATGTTAAATCTGTATTGATTCTTCCTTTTTACTCTTCGACTACAACAAATGTTACACCTACACCTATGCCTTCCGCTGCTCAGGTTATTCTATCTAGCAATACTGGTTTTACGTCTGGTCTTCCTGTTTGGCAATCGCCATTTGACCCCGCTGGTTGTGGTGCTACTTCACCGCTTTGTCATTTTACTAACTTTAATGTTCAAGTATCTGGTCAGAATGCCATCTATAACTTACAGAAATACGGGTTTGAACAATTCAATAATCAACTTTATGGACAAAATGCCGTTAATGGTGGTTTGACTGATGGTATTACATCTTCGCTTATTAATCGTCAATCATTCGACCTTGAATATTGCTACTACTATGTCAATATCGAGCGTATGTTACCAGTCGAACAATCTGTTCCTAAGTCTATTCAACTCGTTGGACAAAATCTTTCATCTCGTGCTCTCGATTTGATTTGTTTCATTGAATATGGAACTGAAGTAAATATTGATAGCCTTACGGGTTCTAGGGTTTAATTTTATAATGTTTTCTAAATCTATTTAATCTTGATATCTTATTTAATAGGATATAAAGAAACAACGCTTATTTATACGTATATAATGCATATTTTAACTTGTGATGCGTCAAGAGCGCAAGGTCATAAACTCGTTAAGGGTCTACCTGTTCGAATTAAACAAGGAACAGGATTTAATCTTATAGTTCATCCTACTACTTATAGACTTGCTACTAGGGCATTTAATAAAGGTAAAGCAGTTCAAATTAAATTGTCTCCAGATGAAGTTCAGGCGAATAAAGATGTTCATGGAAAACCTGAAGCAATGGAAGACCATACAGAATTACACGGTGAAATGGTCGGACAGGGTATTTTTGATTGGTTAACCAAACCAATATCTAAGGCTTATAATACTGTTAAAAGAGGAGTTACTGGCGCAGCGAATGACGTTGGTAGATTTGCTAAAAAATCATACGGAACAGTTTCTAAATTCGTTCAACAACCTGCAGTTCTAAGAGCCCTTAAGACTGCTGGAAAGTTTGCAGCGACTAAATTAGCGGACGCAGGGGCTGCAGCGGTTTCAACTCTTCCAGGTGGTATGCTGTTGTCTCGAGGTGTTAAAAATCTCGGTGTAGTTGCTAACAAAGCAATTGATGACCCTTCTAGTGTCGGAGGTTGGAAAGGAGCAGGTAAAACCCTTGTAACTGGTCAAGGAATGCGAGGTCGTGGTATGGGTGGTTATGTATTACCAATGTCTAGTTTAGGAGCACTGCATGCTGCAGCAAGGGGGTCAGCATCTGCAAATGCTGGAAATGCTCACTATACTAAACAAGGTATAGATTCAAGAAGCACTATAGTTCCGTCTTGGCACGATAACCCAATGGCTCCTCGCTCTCGTGGTATGGGTATTGTTGGTTGTGGTGGTCATATGGTAGGGATGCATGGACACGGATACTATCCCCCTGCTTTAGTGTCTCAACCATACTCAGCAAACTATCAGATGTCTCATTTCCTACCTGTTCAATATCAACAATTTAACCATACGATGAAAGGATATGATGATGCTAGTGAATCAGATGAGGAAATACACGGGAGAGGATTTAGACATAGAGGGGGTAGAGGATTTGGACTTTATGCATAAATTTATTTTCATTTAAAAAGATAGATACTATATATATTATATAATGTCATTAACCGATAAGCAAATCAAAACTCTATCCAAGCGTATGAATATACCATTAGGAGGAGTATTTTTTAAAGATGAAATCCCTAAGCCTGAATTTAACAAAACGTATTTTATAAATATGGAAGATTCTGTAGATGAAAAGGGACAAATGAATCCAGGTACTCATTGGGTTTGTTTCCAAGTAAATAAATACCCATCTGGAGAGGAAGCACCAATATACTTTGATTCATACGGACAATCTCCACCACAGAATGTTAAACAGGCTATATCGTCGATTACTAAAAAACATCTACCTCACACCACAAAGGATATACAGAGTTTAATGAATAATGCTTGTGGTTATTACTGTCTGGCTTTTGCTCATTATATCAACTCATCTAAACATCGCTCAGGGTCTCTGTATCCTGATGTTCACGACTTTATAGATATGTTTGATGACCTAAATAAGGAAGTCGATTTTAAGAAAAACGAATACATTCTAAAACATTTCTTCAGGTCATCAGACCCATCTAAAAGGAAAGAAATTGATGTTCTTGATACTAACGCAATCTCAAAGGATAACCAAAAAGGAGGAATTGATATGATGCAAATTCCTATATCTATAAACCAAATGAAAAAGTAAATATATATGTATTCTATTTAAAGACAACTATATATATAATCGTATATGGAACAACCAATCGAACAACCAATCGAACAAACAATTAAATATTCATCATATACAGATGCACAAAAGAAAGCCACTAATAAATATAGAGTAGCTAATAAAGATAAAATAAATGAAACTCGTAAGGCATATTATAAAAAGAGAAAAGAAAACGATAAAGAATTTATCGAATACAAAAGGACAAAAGCCCGTGAATACTATCATAAGAAAAAAGAGATAGCCGAACACGCAAAAGAAAACGCTAAACAAGAATGTAAAGAGAAAGAACAAAGGGAATTGATGGATGCTATTAACAAAGCGGAAGTTGAACGAGTAGCAAAAGAAGCATCGGAAAAAATTGAATCTGAAAAAAAGATTGTTGATGAACCAATTATTAAAAAGGTTATCAAATCTAGAAAGGCTTCACAAAAGAAGACGCTTTAATCTCATATCCTCTTTCTTCCCATATTATATCCTGTAATGCTTTTTTAAACATATCTTCCATAATATTAGAAGTATTTAAATATCTTCCTTCAGTCTCATTTGAGGTTAAAGAATCATATATAACCTTATCACCCGATACAATCCATTCACAGTATTTCTTTTCTGGATTTACATTTAGGGGTATATTATCTTGAAAAACATTGTCTCCCATATTCCAAACGTTTTGACTAATTTTAAAGGTCAGATTACATCCAAATGGGATTTTCCAGTCATCGAGAAATCTAGTTCTAAAATATTCTGTTAGTCTAGTATTGGTAAAATCTCCGTCCATAAATATATAATTTTTAAAATATAGATTGATAAATATATGTTCCAATAAACAAGGAAAATTAATTTTCGCTAAATCTCCATGCGATATTTCAAGTGTATCTATATATAGTATTGTAATCTCTTGGTATTTAGACTTACTTATTTTTTTATTTAAACTATCTACATTTAACCATTCGCTTATATATAAACCTTTTTTCATTTCTGTTTCCATATAATATATATAGTAGTTATCTATTTATATATATTTATTTAAAATTATATCGTTATATATTATCATATGTATAGACTAAGTCAAAGCAAGACTAAATTAAAAAAGTATGATATCATAACACCCGACTTTAAAAAGATTAGTATAGGTGATAATAGATATTCAGATTATACACAGCATCAAGACAAGGAACGTAAAAGACTATATGACTTAAGGCATCAAGGAACTGAAGATTGGAATGATTTAAATAGTGCTGGATGTTGGGCTAAATGGTTATTATGGAATAAGGATACGCTTATCAAATCTATGGATGATATGGAAAAACGATTTAATATAGATATAGTCTATAAGTGAAGTTTATCTGTCAATACCCCCCCAATTACCCCAAATCTAATTCTAGGCATTAAAGATTCGTAAATTGATTTCCTAATTAATAAATCAAAATATTTAAATATTTATTTTTTTTATTTTATATAACTAGGAAGAAAAAAAAAAATATATATATACCTTAAATATCTAAAAAAATAAATATTTCAA